GGGAGCGTATGCTCCGGGTGGGGGCGTGGGGTGGGGGCCACTATTCACAACCCCCAGTTGCGGGCCTTGGCATCCACGATGGAAGCCAGGGAAGCGAAAACGTCTGCGCTGGGGGCATCATTTTCCAGCTCAAGGCCGAACGAGAAGCCCTCAAGGTTTCCCTCATAGGCCTGTTCCGGAGAGCTTTCCCGGCCTGGCCGAAAGACCCGAACCATCATCCCCTCAGCAGCCGTGATGGCTTCCGCCTCGTTGGGGAAGCGGACATCGTCGATTACCACGGGATGGCCCGCCTTACGGGCCTTCTGGGCCGCAGAGATCGTCACCGACACCCAGAGGCCTTCCCCGATGAGCTTCCGGCCCCAATCGGTGCCGAGCGTCTGCATGGCGTATCGCGGGGAGCGGCCCAGGAAGAAGGTCGACGGGACCTCCTTGAGATCCCCGTCGATCATCCTCTTGGCGGTGGCCGTATCACACCCGGCCTGCGTCAGAAACGCCCAGAGCATCGCTTTGAGCGGGGTCGCGAAGCTCATTCGCCGGTAGCCCATCCTCACCAGACCCGCAGCGAGCGTCGACTTCCCAGACTGCGGGGAGGGGGAATACAGACCCACCAGGGGCGGCATCAGCGGCTCCCCTCACTCGCCGCCAGCCAGATCACCGCAGCGATGGTAACCGCCACCGCGGGGAAGACGCTGTCCACGATGGACTGGCGAGGCCAGCGCCACGGCTTGAAGGGAAGAAACGGGACGGAGCTCTTGGACCGACCGGCGGAGATCTGGGCGTCCAGGCCCTCGCGTCCGAAGAAGTAGAACGCCCCCGCCGCAGCCCCCGCGACGGGGTTCCCGAGAATGGCGAACGGCAGGAAGAATGCGAGCGCGACCAGCGCGTGAATCAGCGGACTCATGGCCTCCATAGAATCGGCTTGTTGAGGTTGAAATCGTAGTCAGTGGCCCGGAGGATGCGAGCAACCCTCGCCTGAATCAGGGCGTCCTCTTCGGTGAGACCCGCCCGAGCGTAGGCGGACACCACGATTTCCCAAGGGGAGCCTGGGGGGCCTTCCTCCCAGCGGATCTCCGTTTCGCCCCTCCTCGCCCCCCTCGAAACCGTGTATTCGCGCGGGACCAAGACGCGCCCGCCCGCGAGTAAGGCCTCGGCCTTCTGGTGGCCAACGCCCGGACACCCTGGGTATCCGTCTGAAGCGTCCCCGGCCAAGGTCTGAATGAGATGAAACCGATCGGCCTGCTCCTGACTGACCTGATGCAACGTCACGGAGCCATCCACGCCCACCTTGGCAAACTCCCCAGGGATCGAGAAGAAATCCTTGTCCACCGAGACAATGATCTTCCGCCCCGGGATGAAATCCGGATGCGTCGCCAAGATGCCGAGCACATCGTCGCCTTCAAGCCTCGGGCGGGACACGGTGTGATATGCGTCCGCGAAGTGCTGCCGCATCCTGGCCAGGCAGATCGGCTTGCGAATGCCCTTTCGGTGCGCCTTATAGGACGGCCAGACGTCGAATCGCCAGTTGTCCGATGAATCCGACAGGGCCACAACGACATCGGACGCGCCCAGCTCCTCTTGCATTCGGGACATCCACTGATCGAGGGCCTGAATGCCCTCCCCCGCATCCGCGTGCAGGGTCCAGAGATCGTCTCCCCAATGGATAGGGCGCTCGATGCTGACCGCAATCCGATAGGCGACAACGTCGCCGTCAACGAGAAGGGTCGTCATGGTCATGGGGACCCTAGTGGCTCCTCCCCCGAAACTGCCGAAGCCAGTCCACGGCCTCGTAGTGCGACTTCACGGCGTCGACCACTGCCCGCATGGCCGCCAGAATGCACGCCTTGGCTTCCGGGTCCTTGGTCTCGTCCGCCGCCTGCGCCAGCCCGGGGATCAAGTTGAGAACCTCAACGTCCCAGAACGTCTCGGCGACGGCCTCAGACAGATCGTCGGACCCATCATTGATGTCGGTCATGCTTGAGCCTGTTTCTTTCCCGTCGGCGGAGGCCGCGCAGAAGGTTGAGAGCCTTATGCGGGCTGACCAGAAACCATTCCCCCCTCGTGGCCACATCCGCCAGTATCCGATGGGCCGCCTTCTCTGCTGTCGGGGCGTCCTCGAAATGGACCATCCCATAGAGCTCAAAGCGGACCCCGGGAGCCCAGGTGTTGGCCGCCTCCAGGCGCCGCAGCGGGTTGGCAGACAGCCCGATCTTGGACTGGTGGGGGTAATGTGGATGCACGATGACATACACCCACCCCGACCTAGTGGGTGTCTGCCCAAGTTCGGCCAATTGAGTAGTTTCCCGCCAATGGGCAGCGGAATCCGAAGGCCTCTCCCGCCCGGCGGATGCTCTCGGCGGCGGCCCGGCCAACGACTTCGGCGACCTCCTCGGCGACCTCGATTTGCCACTCATCATGGACATTCGCAACGAACTCGTAATCTATGCCTGGCCGCAACGAATGCTCCCCGATCAGGGAGCGATCGAGCAGCACAAGGGCCTTCTTCATCACCACCGCCCCGGCCGATTGCAAAAGGGTGTTCAGTGCCGCGTGTTCCGATCGGACGAACAGCAGCCGACCATCAAGGCCAACCAGGTGCTTCTTTTCCTTGGCCTTGGCCTTCACCGCCTGGGTGAGGCTCCCAAGGGCTGGGAGGTTCTTGAGGAACTTCGCCCTGGACCTCCTACCGGCCTGGCGAGCCTTTTCCCCGGGGCTGTTCCCGAGGATGGTCCCAAGCTTCTCATCCCCAGCGCCATAGATGAAGGCGTAGAACCACACCTTCGCGATATCCCTACCGCCGCGCTCCGATCCAGACACCCGGTATTTCCCCTTGGGGTCCATCCCGAGGGCGCGACAGTTGACGGAGTGAATGTCAGTCCCGTCCTCCTTCTTCCCCTCCAATACGACCTTGACATACTCGCCACCGTCGTATCTGGCCATGAAGTGCGCGAGGCACCGAAGCTCCAGGGCGTCGGCATCGCAGCCCACCAAGAGCTTGCCCTCCGGGACAGTGAACAGCGACCGACACTCCTTTCCATAGGGCGACCCAACCCCGGGAACCTGGGCCATGTTCGGGTTACTGTGGGTCATGCGCCCAGTCACAGCGCCGTTCCCATCCACCCGGCCGTGGATCCGACCGTCCGACCCCACCTTCTTGAGCCACGCCTCGTTGCCCTCAGCAAGCTGGCCGATCCGCTTCTCGATCATGAGATATCGGGCCAACAGCTTCGCCTGCGGATAGGGAAGCTGAGACAGGATCGTTTCGTCCACCTTGGGCTTGCCGTTGTCGGTGAACTCCGACGGAACCCATCCCAGCATCTCCAGGCGCTTCGCGATCTGGTCCCGCGAGGCCGGGTTGAACTCCTCGATGGTGGTCTTGAAGGTCGTCTTGCCCTTGACGTAGCCGAGCTTTCGGTTCGTCACCTTTGGGGTGAAGTAGGTCCGGATTTCCAGGGGAGGGAAATCCGCCCGAAGCTGGGCCAGGACCTCCTCTTTGGCCTGCACCAGGTCGGCATAGAGTTTGGCCGCCGCCGCCCGGTCAAACAGGAACCCATGCCGCTCCTGCCTGGCCAGGATGAAGGCCACCTCGTGCTCCAAATCGAAGCACTCCTCACTCCACCCCTCCCTCAGGAGACGGTGCCAGAGCTTGCACGCCACCTCCACGTCCTGGATCATGTAGGCGTGCATCTCCGGCGACCAGGAATCCCACCTGGCCGGGCTCTCGGCCTTTCGCTCCCCGAGGCGATACCCAAACGCCTCCAGAGAATGGCGACCAATCATACCGCCCGGGAGCTTGCCGAGCTTGTGCAGAGCGAAGTCCCGCTCTTTGAGCCTGTCCTTGGGCCACACAACGCGGGCCATGACCAGCGTGTCCCTGACCCGGCCATAGCTCCACCACGGATACACTTTCTGTATCGCCGGGATGTCGAAAGCAATGATGTTGTGCCCAACGATGGTGTCAGCCTGGGCGAGCAGGCGGAGCCCCTCCTCGATAGGTCGATATCCGGGCTGATCTGCAAAATCAAGGACCGCCCCAGTGTCGGCGTCCTTGATCGCCAGACAATGGATGCGGTCCAGATCTTCGAGAAGCCCGTTGGTCTCGATGTCGAAAATGAGCGTCATTTCGGTCTCTCGAACAGGAGGCCGGTAAAGTCCACAACGAGGACCTAGTGCAGGCGATAGAAGACATGCTGACCGATGCGCTTGATGGGCGCCTTGCCCTCCGCCCACTTCGGCCGCACGTCCAGGGAATGATAGTGGTCCGCCCCGCCAGTGATGTCGGGGAACTTCATGTCGATGATCTCGCTCGCGACGGCCTTGGCGATCGAGAACGGGGTCTGGATGACGGGCGGGATATGCCCAGACGCCATCGCAATCAGGACCCTACGATTGGGGTCGTCATCGTTCCAGCACGAGAACTGCTTCGGCTTGAGGCACACGCCATGGAAACCGACACCCCACCACCGAACCCTCGGGTGGGTCGCTCGGTTGCGGATGACGCACCCGACCGCCGCCATTCCCGTGAGCCCCTCACCACGGGCCTCGCCCCAAAGCGTCAGGGCGACGATCAGCGTCTCGGAAAGGCTGTTGAGGAAGCTGGCCTCACCGATGTCAAAGCGATCTTCGCTCATGGCTCAGATGTCATCCCCTCCACGGAGATTGTCATAGGTCTTGGCGTCGACCCAGCCCCGGCACATGTCGGCCAGGCGCTCGGCGAAGCTGCACGGGGCCATGAACATGATCGGGAGCGGGCCGATGGTGGGCCGCTCGACGACCTCCTTCTGAGACCCAACGTGCAGCAGGAAAACCGTCAGGGCGAAGCCTGCGAATGCCAGCCAGAAGGAAAACAGGCACACCGCAACCGGCGACGCCTGCCGACTCAAGAGCCGCCCCCCGGACGGCTCACGCGATCCACGATCTCGCGCACCGACTCCAAGAAGGAACGAACAGCCTGAAGGGCCTCTTTCGTGGTCGACAGGCAATACTGAGTATGTTCGTTGTAGGCGGCCGCATCGCGGCACATCTTCTCGGCCTCGCGAAGAATGAGGGCCTGGCCGGGGAACAGAACACGGAACAGGAAGTCCCCGATGCGGTAGCGCATGGTCACGATATGATAGCGAATGGACATCAGAACTCCGTCTCCTCGATGAAGTCGGCCGCAGCAGCCCGGGCCTCGGCTTCCGCCATCATGGCGGCAGGATCCACCTCCCGCAACCGTCCCGTTTTCCGGTCGTAGTAGAGGTGGGTTGCGATACCGGTGTCACCGGTGAATCGCATCTTCAGGACGCGCAATGTCATGATTGAGCGCTCGACATCGTTCTCGGCCTGCTGGTTCCGCTCCGCGCCGATCACGGCATCGGAAAGCTGGGCAATGGAATGCGACCCACGGAGCTGCGACAGGCTGACCTCGGCGCCCTCTTCGTGCCCCCGATCGCTCGCAGGTCTGCGCAGGTGGGAGACCAACAGCATCCCACACTTGGTCTCCTGGACCAGGGTGCGGAGCTTGGTCATGAGCACGTCTATCGTCTTGCGCTCATCGTTGTCGTCGTTCCCGGAGACGACAATCGACAGATGGTCGAGGACAATCCAGGAGCACCCGAGCGACACAACCATGAACCGGATGCGGTTTATAAGGTTGTCCGCATCTACGCTCCCGAAATGGTCGTATAGGTGAAGCCTGGAGGTCCCGCCGATCCTCTCGTAGGCCTTCCGGCGGAGCTCCTGCTCCTCAGGAGGCAACTCACTCCAGGGTGTCGTATCGAGATGAAGCGGCCGCTCAAGCTCGATGCCGATGAGGCCCTTGAGCGTTCGCGAAACGCTCTCCTCAAGCATCAGCATGCCCACCGTCTCCCCCTCTCGGAGAAGATGATGCGCCAGCTCTCGAACGATGGCCGACTTCCCCACGCCGGACCCGGCGGCGAACGTCCACAGTTCGCCCCTGCGCAGGCCGAGGGTCTTCTGCTGGAGGCCGATCCACGGGAGCTCGACCGAGAAGGACCGCTCATCGCTCTCCTGGCAGAAGCGCTCCCACAGTTCGTCCCCCGACAGGATGCCGTCAGGGCGCCACACGCGGGCGTTCCACACGGCATTGACGATGTCCCCGGCCCGGCCCGCCCGAAGAACGTCGTTCGCATCCTTGAACCCCGGGACCCGCGCCACCTTGCAACGACCGGGCGGGAACAGGCCGCCGCATTCCTCAATGGCCGCCCGTCCCGGGTCATCGTCATCGAACCACAGGATGACGCTCTCGAACCCGAGCAGCCATTCGAGTTGAGCGGAAAGGGCCTTCCTCGCACTCTGCGCCCCGTTAGGGACGGACACCACCGGCCATTTGTTCCCGAGCGCCTGGGAGACCGA